GGTGTTGAACTATCTTATACAGAAGAACAAGTAGCAGAAATTATTAAATGTACCGAAGACCCGGTACACTTTATTAAGAATTATGTAAAGATTGTCAATGTGGACCACGGTTTGGTTCCGTTTGACATGTGGCCATTCCAAGAAAAAATGGTCAAAACTTTCCATGAGAATCGTTTTTGTATTGCAAAAATGCCTCGTCAGGTTGGTAAAACAACCACGACAGTAGGTTATATGTTATGGTCTGTTTTATTTAATCCAGATTATACAGTTGGTATTTTAGCAAATAAGGGTTCATTAGCTCGTGAGATTTTGGACCGATTAACAAAGGCCTATGAATATTTGCCTTTGTGGTTACAGCAAGGCGTTGTGGTTTGGAATAAAGGTAATATTGAATTAGAAAATGGTTCAAAGATATTTGCATATGCAACATCCGCAGCCGGTGTCCGAGGCGGTTCTTATAATCTAATATTCCTTGATGAGTTTGCGTTTGTGCCTCACAATATGGCGCAAGACTTCTTCCAATCAACTTATCCTGTGATTTCTTCTGGTCAAACGACCAAAGTTATTATTGTATCCACACCAAACGGATTGAACCAGTTTTATAAAATGTGGACTGATGCAATTGAAGGTCGTTCTACATACAAACCATTGGAAGTCCATTGGTCAATGGTACCAGGCCGTGATGAAAAGTGGAAAGAAGAAACAATACGGAATACAAGTGAAGAACAGTTCCGTGTAGAGTTTGAAACAGAATTTATTGGTTCATCAGCAACATTGATTTCTGGAACCAAGTTAAGAAGTTTAGCATTTCATAATCCAATATCTTCAGATGAGGGTTTGGACATATATGAACAACCTATACCTGGCAGACTTTATATTTGCACGGTTGACTGTGCTGAGGGTGTAGAGGCTGACTATTCTACCATTAATGTGGTTGATGTGACAGAAACACCTTATAGGCAGGTCGCTAAATATAGAAATAATAAATTGCCTTTATTATTCTTTCCAACCATCATCTATTCGGTGGCCAAGAAATATAATGAGGCCTATGCGTTAATTGAAACAAATAACATTGGTCAACAAGTGGTTGACATATTGCATTATGATTTAGAGTATGAAAACATTTATAAGTTAGAACACCACCATATCAAAGGTCAGAGTATATCGGCTGGTTTTAGACGGTCTACTTCCTTTGGTATTAAAACAACCAAATCTGTGAAGAAAATTGGGTGTGCTAACTTAAAAACACTTATTGAAAACGATAAGTTAATCATTAATGACTTTGACACAATAGCTGAAATGAATACCTTTTCAAGGGTTCGTGATAGTTACGCAGCTGAAGAAGGCAACAATGACGATTTGGTGATGGGATTAGTTCTATTTGCGTGGTTGACAGCGCAGACTTTCTTTAAGGATTCTACAAGTATTGATGTAAGAAAGTTAATGTTGGCAGAGCAGAACATGTTGGTTGATGAAGATTTAGCCCCTGTTGGTATCATAGATGACGGAAAACGAGAAGAAATTACGATTGACCGTGAAAATAATGATATATGGACGGAAAGAGGTTATACTCCTTCAACTTTCTAAAAAACTAAATAGACTATAAAAAGAATTTAACAACAACACTATATTATTCGTAAAGCTATTAATTAAAGGAGAAATCCAATGGCATTTCAGCTCTCACCTGGGGTAAATGTATCAGAAGTAGATTTGACTACAATTGTCCCTTCCGTTCCAACATCAATTGGAGCATTTGCGGGGGTGTTTTTGTGGGGTCCAGTCGGTGAAATTATAACTATTTCAGATGAGGTGAATCTAGTAGATAGATTTGGTAAACCTACAACTGATAACTATGAATACTGGTTCTCAGCAGCAAACTTCCTAGCATACTCAAATAATCTTAAAGTTGTTCGTGCGGCTAATGTTGCATCAACAAAGAACGCTGTATCTAACGGTTCAGCAGTATTAATTAAAAACGATGACGATTGGTTAGATAATCGTTCAAGTGGTGCAACCACATATGGTGAATTTGCAGCTCGCTATGCAGGTGCTTTAGGTAACTCACTTAAAGTTTCTGTTGCTGATGCAAACACATATACTGGTTGGGCTTATGCTACACAGTTTACATCAGCACCTTCTACATCAACATACACATCAAATGCTGGTGGCGCTAATGACGAAATTCACATTATCGTTGTTGACGAAGATGGTAAATTTACAGGTACACAAGGCACAGTTCTTGAAAAATATGCCTTTGTATCTAAAGCTTCAGATGCTAAAGATGATTCAGGCAATACAAACTACTACAAGAATGTTATTGCAAACAAATCAAAATACATTCATTGGTTATCACATCCAACAGCTAACGCAGGTGCTTCATATGCTAACGCATCCTCAACATGGGGAAGTGCAGCTGCAGGCATCTCATTTACTAACTTAACAGCTAATGCTACAATCTCACTCATTGGTGGTGCAGACGGTACAATTTCAACTGCTAATGTGGTTACTGCATACGACTATTTTGAAAATGCAGAAGCTGTAGATATATCTTTAGTTGTATCTGGTCCTGCTAATGCAACAGTTGTAACTGATTTAATTTCAATGGCAGAAACTCGTAAAGATTGCCTAGTATTTGTATCTCCAGAAAAAGCAGATGTGGTTGACAATGCTGGTTCTGAAGTAACAGACATCAAAGCATACCGTGAAACTCTTACAAGCACATCATACGCTGTATTAGACGGTAACTGGAAATATCAATACGACAAATATAACGATGTATATCGCTGGGTACCATTAAATGGTGACATCGCTGGTCTATGTGCAAGAACAGACCTTGAGCGTGACCCATGGTTTTCACCAGGCGGTCTCAATCGTGGTATTATCAAAAATGTAATTAAACTCGCATGGAATCCAACAAAAGCAAATCGTGATGATTTGTATGTAAAAGGTATTAATCCTGTTGTTTCATTCCAAGGCGAAGGTGTAGTGTTATTTGGTGATAAGACACTCTTATCTAAACCAAGTGCATTTGACCGTATCAATGTTCGTAGATTGTTTATTGTGCTTGAGAAAGCTCTTGCTCGTGCAGCTCGCTTCTCTCTATTTGAGTTCAATGACCAATTCACTAGAGCACAGTTTGTAAATCTTGTAGAACCATATTTACGAGATGTTCAAGGTCGTCGTGGTATTTTTGACTTCCGTGTGGTCTGTGACGAATCAAATAATACACCAGAAGTAATAGATAGAAATGAGTTTGTTGGTGACATCTACATCAAACCTGCTCGTTCAATCAACTTTATCCAACTCAACTTTGTTGCAGTAAGAACAGGCGTAAGCTTTGACGAAGTTGTTGGGAAGTTCTAATAAATAGAGAAACAGGAGAAAATAAATGGCATTTAATGTAAATGAATTCCGAAGCCAACTGATTGGTGACGGCGCTCGCCCAAATCTATTTGAGGTGTCCATGCCCTTTCCTGCGTTCTCTGCGCCAGGAAACGCACAAACTAAATTGACTTTCATGTGTAAGACAGCACAATTACCCGGTGCAACTATCGGTGTTGTGCCTGTTCAATACTTTGGTCGTGAATTAAAATTTGCTGGCAATAGAACATTTGCAGATTGGACAATCACAATTATCAACGATGAAGACTTTGTTATCCGTAACGCATTTGAAAGATGGATGAACGGTATCAATAGTCACAATCTTAATGTGCGTAATCCAGTAGCTCAAGCTCCTGCAGGTTACACAGTTGATGGTGATGTTAGACAATTCAGCAAAGCAGGCGACACACTCAAGAAATATAAATTTGTTGGTTTATTCCCAACAGATTTAGCTCCAATTGATGTTGATTGGGGTGCTAATGATACAATTGAAGAATTCACAGTAACACTTTCCTACCAATGGTGGGAATCAGTTGAAGACGGTGTAGTGTAACGAGAAAGGCTTCGGCCTTTCTCTATTTTTTTTAGGATGATATAAAATGGCAGTCAAACTCTTTGGGTTCACCTTAGGTCGGAAGGACATTGTCCAACCGCAATTACCTGAGCAGCCTTCCTTTACACTTCCAACGGAGAGCATGGATGATGGTGCAGTTACCATTACATCTACGGCTCACTATGGAACTTATGTAGATTTAGAAGGTTCAGTTCGTAATGAAATTGAATTAGTAACACGCTATCGTGAGATGGCAAACCATCCAGAATTAGAAATGGCGATTGATGATATTGTCAATGAAGCCATCACCCATGATGAAACAGGCAAAGTAGCTAATATTGTTTTAGATAAACTACAACAACCTGAATCTATTAAAAAGAAAATCCTTGAAGAATACAATAATGTTCAGAAGATGCTTAACTTTAGCAATCTGGCTGATGACTTATTTAAGCGTTGGTATATTGACGGTAGAATTAACTTTCATATAGTCGTTGATGAGAAAACACCTAAAGAAGGTATCAAGGAATTAAGATATATTGACCCACGCAAGATTCGTAAAGTGCGTGAGATTAAAAAAGAGCGTGACCCAAAAACTGGCGCTCAAATTATAGCATCTATTGCTGAGTATTATGTTTATAATGACAAAGGTTCTACAACTCAAACCTATACAAGTAATGTAAATGCTGGTTTAAGAATTGCACCAGAATCTATCATTAATGTGAATTCAGGTTTGATGGATGCAAAGAACACTTTTGTTATTTCATACTTACATAAAGCAATTAAGCCACTCAATCAATTAAGAATGATTGAAGATGCAATCGTTATCTATCGCTTATCAAGAGCACCTGAAAGACGAATATTCTACATTGATGTAGGTAATCTTCCTAAAGGTAAAGCTGAACAATATCTCCGTGATGTTATGGTCAAGTATCGTAACAAGATGGTATATGACGCAGCTACTGGTGAGTTAAGAGATGACCGCAAGCACATGTCAATGCTTGAAGATTTCTGGTTACCACGCCGTGAAGGTGGCAAAGGTACTGAAATTACTACATTACCAGCTGGCCAAAATCTTGGTGAGTTGGAAGATGTGAAGTATTTCCGTCAAAAACTATTACAGTCATTAAATGTTCCTATCTCACGATTAGAACCACAACAAGGCGGTATGATTGGTGTTGGTAGAACATCTGAAGTGACACGAGATGAAGTTAAGTTTGCTAAATTCATCCAAAGATTAAGAAATAAATTCTCTCAAATTTTTGACCAGGCTCTTCGTGTTCAATTGGTGCTTAAAGGTATTTGCACACAAGAAGAATGGGAAGATTTCAAAGAAGCTATTTACTATGACTTCTTAAAAGATAATAACTTTACCGAAATGCGTGACGCTGAACTACTCCGTGAAAGAGTAGGTCTATTACAGACAGTTGACCCATATATTGGTCGTTATTATTCTGCTAAATGGGTTCGTAAGAATATTCTTCAAATGAATGACGAAGATATTCAACAGATGGAAAAAGAAATCAAAGAAGAAGAAGATAACGGTACAGGTGGTCCAACAATGCAAGACGGTGAACAGGTTTCACCTGAGCAATATCCACCAGAAGACAACACCGTTGAAAAGGGTGCTGAAGATTCAAAAACTCCACAACTTGATGCTGATGTGGAAAAGTATAGTAGCATAAATAGAAATTAACGGAGAAAATTATGGAAACATCACAATTTATTGACCAACTTGCAGCTGGCGAAGCCGCTCAAGCTAAAGACACACTAACAGATATTTTATCTGCTAAAGCTTTTGAAGCACTTGAAAATCGTAAGATTGAAATTGCTAAATCAGCCTTTGGTGGTGTAGAACAAAACCAAGACGAAGAACAAGTAGATATTGAAGTATTGGATGCTAATGAAATTAATGGCGTTCAAATGGGCGATATTGAAGTTCAAAATACGGAAGATACTCCAGTAGAAGCATGAAACTTTTAAGAGAGTTCAAACAAGAACCAATCGTTGAAGAGGAGAAGCAAGACTACTCCAAATTTGACACATTGGTACGAGCTGGTTTAGCAAACAAATCTCAAATACAAAGAATTCATCGTATTTTGGGTAAAATGGGCGAAGAAAAACCAAATTTCAACCCAGCTGACCGTGCATTAATACAAATGCTCTTTATGAGAATGACTGATTTAATTACAAATAAACAGTTGTTCCAAAAAACGAAACAAGTGGTTCGTGAAGAATATGAAGAGCTTGATGAAGCTATGAACCCAAATGATCCACCATTTGTGTTGGTATTAAAGAGAAAGGCCATTCGTTTATATCCAAACGGAGAAAAGGTCGCTCTTTATTATAATAATAAAATAAACAAATACTTTAGTGTTCCATATGGTCCTGGTGTTGATGCCAACATACAGGCAGAAGATTTTGAAAGCGGTATAAATACCATCAATGAAGGTGCTATGGCTGAGCTGCAAAAGATTAAAGATAATCAACAGCATGGTGTAGTAAAACATAGTGACGGAACTTCAAGTAAGATTGATGTGCAAACCGCTCATGCGATTCTTACCGTTCATAAAAACTTGAACGATGAGAATAAAAAGAAATTTGCAGACATGGTTGGTAAGTCACACCATCATCTACAAAAAGCAGCAGAGTTTTCATGGAAAAACATGAAGTGATAAGTTTTGTTGATTTAATATTACAGAACAAATTAGACGAAGCAAAAAAAGTATTATTTGACCGTCTTGATGAAATGGTCGCAGAGCGTATAGAAAGTGCTAAGCGATATGTAGCAGCGGACAGATTTGAAGAGGCAGAAGAGCTTGAAGAAGCTACTCGCCGTAATCCCAACATTATTAAGATGGGAAGAATTCAAAAGATTCGCCGTAGAATCAGAAGAAATGCTAAAGGGCGAATTGTTGTTCAAAAGAACAGAAGGCGTTCAGGTATAAAAGGGTATCGTGTATCAGGTAACACCGTTAGACGAATACCAGCAACAACAAGAATTAGAAAAGCCCGTTTATTAAAACGGTCATGGAAAACAACTAGAAGAGCAAAACTTCGTAGGACATTAATAAAACGAAAGATGTCTATGCGAAGAAGAGCCGGATTAGGACTAAAATAAAATGCCATTTGAAATTATTAACACTATAAGAAGTTCTTCAATTATTCGTGTTGAAGGAACAGGTACAACTACGGTTGCTTTAGCTAACTTAGCTGCAAATGCTAATGAAACTGTAACAGCTGCAAACATTAAAAGATTGAATTGGTCAACAAACGGCAATATTCAAATTGTCCGAAATTCTGTGCCAATTGCCTCTTTACATAGTGCAGGTGAAATGCGCCTTGACGATTATGGTTATTCAATTGCAAACAATAGCACTTCGTCTATTGTGATTACAGTTAATACCGGCGGTACATTAGTATTAGAAGTATCAAAAGAAACAACTTATGCAACACCATTAACAGGATTCTAAAAATGAAACTTATTAGAGAAACCGTAGAAAATGTAAAATACATCACAGAGGCTTCTGAAAACGGTAAAAAGCATCTTTATATTGAAGGTACTTTCCTTGTAGGTGATACTGTTAATCGTAATAACAGAATGTATAAAATGGATACTCTCCGTGGTGAGGTAAATCGTTACAACGAAGAATATATTAAAACGAATCGTGCATTAGGTGAGTTAGGCCATCCTGACACACCATCAATCAATCTTGAAAGAGTTTCTCATAAGATTGTATCACTATCAGAAGATGGTAATACATTCTATGGTAAAGCTCTGATCCTTGAAACACCATACGGTCAAATCGTTAAAAACTTTATTGACAATGATGTAAGTATCGGTGTATCTTCAAGAGCTCTTGGTTCAGTAGTTACAACTAAAGAAGGTTATAACCTTGTCCAAGATGACCTAAAATTAGCAACAGCGGCAGACATTGTTGCGGATCCATCAGCACCGGGTGCCTTTGTAAATGGCATCATGGAAAATAAAGAATGGATGTTTATTGAAGGCAAGTTTGTAGAAGCTGACTTTGACCGTGCAAAATCGCAAATTCGCAAGGCATCTTCAAAACAAATTGAAGAAGTAGCCTTAAAACTGTTTGAAAATTACCTCAGAAAACTTTAATTTTATAAATAAGAAATCATAAGGAGATTCCTAATGGCAACAAATAAACTCATGGAAGCAGCTGCTGAAGCCCTTGCGTCAAGCAAACAATCCGCACCCGCTGAACCAATGCACAAAGTGGACACACAGGTCGTAGACCTAGGTGGCCCAAAACAAGATGTAGGCGCTAATAAAGCTGGTGGCGACATCTATGACAAATATAAAGTTGACGGCGCTAAAGCAGCTAAATCTGCTACTGCACCAACAACTAAACCATCCGATGCTTCACCTAAACAAGAAGAAGCAGAACAAGAAGATGCTGAAGTAATTGCAGAAACTTCTCACACAGATAAAGAAGAAATGAAGAAAAAGATGAAAGAGGACATTGATGCCCTTTTTGCTGACGATTCTACAATTTCTGAAGATTTCAAATCTAAAGTTTCTACAATTTTTGAAGCTCGTGTTAATGACCGTGTTTCACAAATTCAAGAAGAAATTGAAGGCAAATATGCTGACATGCTTGAAGAAGCAATCTCATCTGTTCGTAACGACTTAACAGAGAAGGTAGATGATTACCTTTCTTATGTTGTTGAACAATGGATGGCAGACAACGAAATCGCTATTGAATCTGGCTTACGCTCAGAATTAACAGACGACTTCATCGCAGGTTTACGCAACTTATTTGCAGAACACTATATTGATGTTCCTGCTGAGAAAGTTAACCTCGTTGATGAATTAGCTGGCCAAGTTGAAGAACTTGAAGCTAAGTTAAACGAAGAAATTGAGCGTGGTGTAGAGTTCAAAAAAGCTCTTGTTGAGTCACGCAAAAATGAAGTAACTCGTGAAGTATGTGAAGGTCTCACAGCAACTCAAGTTGAAAAAATCAAATCACTCGCAGAGAGTGTTGAATTCTCCACAGAGGACGAATACAAAAACAAACTTGAAACAATTCGTGAGAATTATTTCCCATCTGGTGTTAAAAAAGCAGATGAATCACAACTAAACGAAACAGTTGAAGATGCTGAAGGCGAAAAGAAAGTCATCAATGACCCATTTGTAGCTGCAGTATCAAACGCAATTAGTAAAACAAAAATTTAATTAGTATTTAACTAGGAGATAAAAATGTATTTGTCCGAAAATTTACAGAAAAAGTGGGAAGGTGTTCTTGACCATCCTGACTTACCTGCAATTAAAGACCCATATCGTAAGGCTGTAACTGCTGTTGTTCTTGAAAATCAAGCTCAAGAAATGCAAAAAGCAGGTCAAGTTCTTAACGAAACAGCACCTGCTAACTCTGCTGGTACAGGCGGTTTTGGTGGTTCAGCTGCTGCTGGTGGTCCAGTTGCCGGTTTTGACCCAATCTTAATCAGTTTAGTTCGCCGTTCATTACCGAACTTAATCGCATACGATGTGTGCGGTGTTCAACCAATGACAGGCCCAACTGGTTTAATCTTCGCTATGCGTTCATCATATAGCACATCTAATGTGACTGCTGGCGCAGTTGAAGCTTTCTATAACGAAGCTAACACAGGTTTTGGTGGTACTCTAGGCACACAAACAGCTCTTGCAGTTGGTGCTTCTACTGCTAACACATTTGTTGGTAACGCAGCTGCTTGCACAGCAATGGCAACAGCTACTGCTGAAGATTTAACATTCCAAGAAATGGCATTCTCAATTGAGAAAGTAACTGTTACTGCTAAAACAAGAGCTCTTAAAGCTGAATACTCAATTGAGTTAGCACAAGACCTTAAAGCAGTTCATGGTTTAGATGCAGAAACAGAATTAGCAAACATCTTGTCTGCTGAAATTCTTGCTGAAATCAACCGTGAAGTTGTTAGAACAATCTACGGTACAGCTAAAACAGGTTGTGCAGTAGGTACTACAGCAGTTGGTAGATTTGACCTTGATACTGATTCTAACGGTCGTTGGATGGTTGAAAAAGTTAAAGGTTTAGCATTCCAAATTGAAAGAGAAGCTAATACGATTGCTAAAACAACTCGTAGAGGTAAAGGTAATGTTATGATTTGCTCAAGCGATGTTGCATCTGCTTTAGCAATGGCTGGTATCCTTGACTACAATTCAGCTTTACAATCAAATGTAAACTTGACAGTTGATGATACAGGCAATACATTTGCTGGTACTCTCTTCGGTCGTATCAAAGTGTATATTGATCCATATGCTCCAACATCAGCATCTTCAGAATTTGCAGTTGTTGGTTACAAAGGTTCAAACGCTTATGACGCAGGTTTATTCTACTGCCCATATGTTCCTTTACAAATGGTTCGTGCAGTTGACACAAACAACTTCCAACCAAAAATTGGCTTCAAAACTCGTTACGGTTTAGTTGCTAATCCATTTGCAGAAGGTACTACACAAGGTAATGGCGCATTGAATGTGTTGTCTAACAACTACTACCGTGCGTTCAAGATTGCAAACTTAATGTAATCTAAAAGTCTTATAATTATAACTATAATAAAAGACTAGAAAAGTAGTAAATCTCAAAGAGGACTCCCTAAAAAGAGTCCTCTTTTTTTTGAGCATAAATAAAGCATTATGACAGCAATCAATCGTAACCCAACAAATCCTAATTTTCTACAACCAAACAAGTATCAATTAAACTTTGGTCGGTCACCTAATGTCAGGTACTTTTGCCAATCTTTAAGTGTGCCTGGTATTTCAATGTCTGAAGTTCCACAAACCACTCCGTTTGTTGATGTCTATGTTCCTGGCGAAAAGGCAATTTATGATTTGTTAAACATCACCTTTATCGTTGATGAAGAATTGAAATCATGGCTTGAGATTCACGATTGGATCCGTGCTATGACTTTCCCTAAAGAATTTGAAGAATATAAAAAATTAGATAGATTAAACAGATATACAACAAATATACCGACAGTAAAACCACAATACTCTGATGCAACTATTACATTACTCTCATCATCAAATACACCATATTATAATTTCAGATTCTATGATGTATTTCCAACTACTCTTTCTACCTTTGTAATGAGTGCGACAGATTCGCCAGATACCATAATTACAGCTGATGCTACATTTCGGTATAGTTACTTTGATGTAGAGAAATTATTCTAAAAAACGCTTGACAACTTAATGGAAGTGATGTATCCTTGAAATAGGAGGATAGCAACTATATGAAACAACTTGAAGAATTATTAGAAATGTGGCGCAAGGATTCTGATATAGATAGAACAGAACCGGGCAAAGCGTTATTAGATATACCCAAATTACATAGTAAGTATTTGAATATTCTTTCAAAACACCGTCTGCTTGCCAAAGAGGCTGACTTTAAGCTTAACAAGATGAGAGTTTTGAAATGGGAATACTATACAGGTAAATTAGATGAAGACCAACTAAAACAATATGGTTGGGAACCATTTCCTTATGTCTTAAAGGCTGAAGTCAATAACTATATTGAAGCTGATACTGACATCAATAGTCGTTTAGCACAAAAGGCTATGCACGAAGAAATCGTAGATGTGTGTGGTTCAATACTCAAAGAATTAAATAGCCGAACATTCCAATTAAGAGATTTTATAGCATGGGAAAGATTCATACAAGGTGTCTGATTTAATTCTACATAAGAAGAATGAAGTATTCATTCAGTTTGAGTGTGAAAGAAACATCGCACAAGAATTAAGTGACTACTTTACATTCTTTGTTCCAGGTTATCAATTCGTTCCAGCTTATAAAAGTAGGCTCTGGGATGGAAAGATAAGACTAGCGGACTTACGCAACTTTACCATATATCATGGTTTAGTTCCTTATATTCAAAAGTTCTGTGAAGAAAGAAGTTACAAACTTGAGATAGATTCAGATGTTATATCTACCGAAGTATTATCTGTGGTAGAAGCTGAAGAATTTATTAAGACATTAAATCTTCCACATGAAGTTCG